AAAAATTACAAAAAGACCCAAGTTTGCTGAGATTGGGTGGGGAGACAAAACGTATGACATTTCTATTTTCTGACATTCGAGGATTTACACCAATTTCTGAAAAATACCAGAAAGATCCACAAAAGCTTGTGGAGATAGTTAATCGTTTTCTTACTAATCAGACTGAGATAATTATGAAACATGGTGGCACCATTGATAAATATATGGGTGACTGCATCATGGCTTTTTGGAACGCTCCTCTCGACATAGAGGAACAAGAAAAGAAAGCAACAGAGGCAGCTCTCGAAATGAGAGTAGCTTTAGGAGAACTAAATGAAATATTCAAAACCGAAGGAATCCCCGAAGTTAGAACTGGAGCCGGAATTAATAGCGGACTTTGTGTTGTTGGTAACATGGGGAGTAATTCTCGGTTCGATTACAGCGTACTTGGTGATGCTGTTAACTTGGCTGCTAGGCTAGAAAGTGCTTGTAAAGAATATGAAACCGACCTAATTATATCAGAATATAGTATGGTGGAGGGTTATAACTACAAGTTTCTAGATGAAGTAACGGTAAAAGGAAAATCGGAACCCGTAAAGATATATACAATAACCAAGTAAAAAATAATTCTTGACATGAGTCCTGAATTTTGGTATAATTAATTCTATAGAATTTTAATTCAAAGAACTGAGACAACTTACATGAGCGAGGCAAAAAATAAAGACCACGATAGTATTATGGAAATAGATGGAAGATTAACTACACATGAAGCAATTTGTGCTGAACGCTGGAAAACTGTATTCAATCAATTAGAAGGAATAGAGAGGCGATCAGGTAAACGATTTGATGATGTTGGTGATTCAATAACTCGTTTAGAAACTATACTAATTAGCGCAGCAGGAGCAGGACTCCTTGCAGCTTGTGGTTTAATTGCAGCTCATCTCGGTATACTCTAATAAAGGAAAAACTTATGCAAAAATTATTAACTTTACTACTAGCATTTTCTATTATGCCAGCTTTCGCAGGTATGAATGGATTTGTTGGATATACTTCTGACTATATGTGGAGAGGTCAATCTCAAACTATGGGCGGCGGTGCATTCCAAGCTGGTGTGGATTTAGACTACGAAGGTTTCTTCGTTGGTGCTTGGGCTTCAGAAGTCGATTTTGGAGACGATAGCGCTTCTTTGGAATATGATCTATATGGTGGCTATAAATTTGCAGTGTCAGACAAATTATCTATGGACGTTGGTGTTATACAATATCGTTGGGATAATAATGATTGGGCCGCAGTTGAAGAAGCATTTGTACGCTTTTCAAGTCCTCTTATAGGATTTGGGTATTCAGTCGATACAGATGACTCAGAGAAAGACTATATGGAAGTTGTGTTAAATGTTCCTTTTATTAAAGTCGTTGATGTTGGATTTACTTACGGTAGATTCCCAGATGACACTAATTGGAAAGGTTTATCACTTTCTAAATCATGGAACAAGATTGATCTTGGACTTATGATTATGGAAGGTGCAAAAGATGGTCAGTTTTCTGACAATGCTTCTCTAACATTAGCTTATAACTTATAATGGCATATTCGCAGAAGGTTGTTCAAAGATTCGAAGATGTTTTGAATAATCCTGCTGCACACGCGGTCGGTAGGTTTGATCCTAAAGACCCCAATGTTGCAACAGGTATGGTGGGAGCACCTGCCTGCGGCGACGTCATGAAACTCGACCTAAAATTAGACGAAAACGATAGAATACTAGATGTTAAGTTTAAGACTTATGGTTGCGGTTCAGCAATCGCTTCCTCTACTATGTTTGTAGAGATGTTAAAAGGAAAAACAACAGAAGAAGCAAAATTAATTAAAGACAAGGACATAGCAACTGCCCTTGAACTACCCCCAATCAAACTTCACTGTTCAGTACTAGCTGAATCAGGTATAAAGAAAGCAATCGAGCATTGGGAAGAGAAAAAAGCACAAAGGCTACATAATGGAGGCCCACAATGATAGATGATTATTCAAAAAAAGATATGAAAGCACCAGAAAGCACAATGAAAGCTCCAAAACCAAGTGGAATGGTAAAACCAGAAAACATGGAAGATGGTAAAATATTTGAAAAAGACGGATTGTTTTTCTTCAAATGGAAAGGTGGAGAGTGTGGTTATCACTCACAAGAAGATGCTGAAGCAGGACTTAAAAAACTGAGTGGCAATGGAGAAAGTTAAGAAATTTTGGCTTTGGTTTGTATCAAAAATATTTCCAAGATATACACTTAAAGTTAGTTACAATGATACTTGGGGTGACCAAGATGACCAAGAATACATTGTAAAAAAATTCTACAAAAAACAACCTAAGTTTTTAAAGTTTAGGACTCATGAAGGAGAATTAGTAGAAATCAGTGGAGCAGATGGACTCAATTACAGGATAGAAGAATTATGAATCAGTTATTTATAGGAGTAATACTAATACTTGGTTTTGCTACTTATTATTTTTACAGCGAGAATCAAACACTCGCAGCAAACAACATGGCACTAGAAGGTGCTATTGCAACACAGGAAGCAGCTATAGAAAGTTTACAGAATGACTTCACGCTTCAGACTACCCAGTTGCAAGAACAGACAAAGAAGAGTCAAGCGGCACAAAGAGAATTAAATAGATATAGTGATTTTATAAAAAATTACAAACTATCAGCAAAAATACTAGAAAATCCAGCAGAAATGGAGAGGAAAATAAATAATGGCACATTACACGCATTTGAGGACATTGAGAAACTTAGCGCTACCGTTGATGATCTTGATGATGGCCTCCAGTTGCAGTCTTCTACCAAAAACTAAACAGGTAGAAATAACAGCAAAACCACTTGAGAGAACTTTTGTTCAACCAGTTATGCCTAGAGAGATTAATCTTGGTGTACCTCAATGGATAGTGGTAACTCCTGCTAACTGGGAAGATCAGTTAGCAAGAATTGAAAAGCAAGAAGGAGAGATTCTTTTTCTTGCTATGACAGTACCTGATTATGAAGTCATGTCTGTTAATATGAAAGAATTAAAACGATACATTACTGAATTAAAAGATGTAGTAGTCTACTATAAAGAGATTACTTCACCTACTGATGCACAAACACAGAATTAAAGTCTGTAATACTTGTGATCAGTATACTAAGTTTAAGGTGTGCAAAGCATGTAAGTGTTTTATGCCACTTAAAGCAAGGCTGAAAAGGGCATCATGCCCAAAAGGCAAATGGGAGAAATAAATGGATTGGTTAAAAGAAAGAGTATCAGAAAGAACAAGTTGGGACGGAGCAGTACTAATAGTAGTGTGTGGTCTTGTATTGTTTACAGGTGGTCTAGCTAAAATATTAGCAGTGGCGGGTCTAGCATATGGTGCTTGGACTTGTTGGAAAGGAGAGTAAATGCCTTATCATACAAAACCTAAAAAAGGTAAAAAGAAAAAACGTACAGGTGGGAAGAAAAAGAAAAGAGGCATGAAACAACATGGCTGCTAAACGTAGACGAAGAAAAGCGCCTAAAGGGTATCATTATATGCCTAATGGCAAGCTAATGAAGGACAGCGCACATGGCCGTAAGAAGAGGAAGAAAAAGAAGTAGAAGAAAAGCTACTACTAAAAAACGTAATATTCCTACTAATAAAAAGCTGTACGCAAGGGTAAAGGCTGCAACAAAAAGAAAATTTGCAGTCTATCCCAGTGCGTATGCGAACGCTTATCTTGTAAGAATGTATAAGAAAGCAGGAGGCAAGTACCGTCGTGGCTAGAGGCGGATTAGGTAAATGGTTCAAGCAGAACTGGGTAGATATATCTAGACCTAAAAAAGGTGGTGGATACCAAAAATGTGGTAGACCAAAAGCAGGTAAGGGTAAGTACCCTAAATGTGTACCTGCATCAAAAGCAGCCCGTATGACAAAAAGTCAAATTAGATCAGCTGTCACACGAAAACGCTCAAAGAAGCAGGGAGTTGGTGGTAAACCTACTAATGTTAAAACATTTGCTGCTAGAAGAATAAGGAAGGCTAGACGTGCCCGTAAGAAAGGTTAAAGGAGGCTACCGTTGGGGTAAATCTGGAAAGGTTTACAAAACCAAAAAGGCAGCCCAAAGACAAGGTAAAGCAATTTACGCTTCAGGATACAAAAATGGTAGCAAGAAGAAGAACAACAAGAAAAAAAGATCCTAGATTAAAGAGAGCGGGCGTACGAGGATTCAACAAACCAAAGCGTACGCCTGGACACAAAACTAAGTCACATATTGTTGTGGCAAAAGTAGGAAGTAGAATTAAAACAATACGTTTTGGACAGAAAGGAGCCAAAACAGCGGGTAAACCTAAGGCTGGCGAATCCCGTAGAATGAAAATGAAGCGTAAGTCTTTCAAAGCAAGACACGCAAAAAACATAGCTAAAGGTAAGATGTCAGCCGCTTACTGGGCAAACAAGGTAAAATGGTAAATAAAATAAAAGAAATAGCTTCAAAAGTTTGGAATATATTGAATGGCAAAGATGCAGATATGGACGGAGACGTAGATATTGACGATGCTATGCTAAAAGCTAAACGAAAAGCAAAGAGTACTCAAAAAAGTACAAAGGAGAAATAAATGTCTTTCAAAGTAATTAACGTTGAAGCAGCGTGTGGCACTAGTGTCGGTGCAGCTTCTACATTTAACGATTCAAACGAAGTTAGACTTGTGAACTCAGGATCAACCATGAGATTAGTAACTGTTGCAAATGCAGCTGATACTACTATGGGATCTTTCACACTAGCACCTGGTGAAGTAACTTTCATTAGAAAAAACCCAACTGATCAAGTATTCGCTGCTCACGCAGAAATATTAGGTCTAGGTATCGTCTATCAATGATCAATAAAGAAGCCTGGCTAGAAGGAGTTGCTATTACTTGTAGCACTACTTTATCTTCTCTTAATAAAAAAGCAGAAGCTGAAAGGCAGATAACAGACGAAGACCAAATGTTGAGCGAAATATGTATGGGGTACTTATACTTACTACATATGGCTCAAGAACAAGGAGTTCTTACGGAAGCAGCTCTATTAGGTAAAACAATTAAACGAACAATACACTAATGCTAGATATTAGCAGAAAAGATATTCTTAGTGATACGTTCATGGAGTTTTCCACGGCAGACAGATTCATAAAACTGCCGATTGATTCATATTTGGATCTATTAGGAATAGAACCTAATACGTCTCAAAAAGCATTAATTAATGCTGTAAATAATCCCAAATATAGATTTGTATGTGCCGCTATTTCTAGACGGCAGGGAAAGACATATATTGCAAATGTCATCGGACAGCTTGTTTCACTCGTGCCGGGTTCTAATATATTAATAATGTCACCCAACTACTCATTATCTCAAATATCATTCGATCTACAAAGACAACTAATTAAGCACTTTGATTTAGAAGTTACAAAAGATAATGCAAAAGACAAAGTAATAGAACTATCAAATGGTTCTACTATAAGAATGGGATCAGTAAATCAAGTAGACTCTGCCGTAGGTAGGTCTTATGATTTAATAATTTTTGACGAAGCAGCGTTAGCTGATGGTAAAGATGCGTTTAATGTGGCTCTTCGTCCCACACTAGACAAAGATAATAGTAAAGCAGTGTTTATTTCTACTCCAAGGGGTAGAAATAATTGGTTTGCTGACTTTTATCACAGAGGTTTTAGTGATGAGTTCCAAGATTGGGC